TTGCCGCCTTGCGAACAACGAGTGAATTACCAAGCGTGAAGAGAGCTCCACCTACATTCGATGCATTTTGTAGGCGAAAGCGTTCGTCGAAGAATGGCGAGGCTGTCTTGCCAGTTGAAAAGATTATGTCTTTTGAGATATGACTATTTGCAATGTAAAGATCTTGACCAAAAGCAAGCACAGAACAGTCATTCGCCACACCAATCGAATAGTTATTTACCGCAGTAAATGTGCTATTGTTGATGTTGATCGACATAAATCCGGTCGTCGCGGATCCATTGTCAGCAGTCAGGGAATATGTTGATTGGGCAGATGTGCCAGTTGACGTGTTCTTAAGATCGTATTGAAGGAAGTCGTTAATTGAAGCGAGATTGTAAAAACCCGTATTAGTGGCTGTTGCACCACCAGTTAACGTGATGGTCGTAGTCGCTTGGCTGAGAAGCGAATTGCCAAGAGTTACCGAATTGCTCCAGATAGGGATCGTGCTCGCCGTCCCGGTGCCCGATACACTTCCTGTCGGACTGGTTGCTAGGGCCATTCCGGTAGGTTAGTGGGCGATCACTTACGATCAAGTGATTAGAGCGACAATGTGTTTGACCCAATGAAAACACGAATTATAATAGGATCATGAAAACGGATACTAAAACCTGTAAGGGCTGTGGCCAAAGTAAGCCATTGTCTGAATTTCATAAAGGAATTAAAAATGCAGATGGCCTTCAGAGTCGGTGCAAGGCATGTGACCGCCTTCGCAGTATAGAAAAATGTAAACAAGAGCCACTTTATAAAAAATGGTCATCTATGCTGGCTAGGTGCAGTAACCCAAACAATATAAAATATAAAAATTACGGCGGTCGCGGGATCGCCGTCTGCGACGAATGGAAAATATTTGCTAATTATAAGGCGGCAGTTGAGGCGCTTGGCGTACAGCCAACCCCTAAACATACCATTGATCGTATCGACAACGATAAAGGATATTTTTCCGGTAACATCCGTTGGATGAACAAGACTGGGCAAAATATCAATAAACGGCTATCGGATAAAAATAAATCTGGACACAAAGGAGTCCATTGGTTTAAGAATCGCTGGGATGTTGGCGTAAAGCGTGGGGGCCATAAATACTATGTTGGCCGGTTTATTGAACTAGAAGAAGCAGTTGCCGCCCGCGCTAAATGGATTGATATCCATTTCCCCTCCTAGTTGATCGCATCGCAGCCCCACGCTTGGAAAGCTCCATAAGCCGCTTCATTTGCATCTGATCCTGCGTTAAAATCTCTGGAACGTCTACCTTTGTTTCGAATTGAGACGGGTAGACGTAAGTAGCGTCACCAATTCCGCATTGGAAATCACGATTCCATGATGGCCTTTGAAGGCATACGTAGCGTGCTGGGTCGAGTAAATCGTCGTCTTTCTTGATAATTGAGCCAGCCCCGGTGAATTGCTTCTCTTCATGGCCCGCGTATTTAAGCATTTGCCAACGGAATAGTTTTCCGCCTGATTCCTCAGATGGGTTTACCACTAGGAAAGGCGTGACCGATCTGTTATCCGGGGCTGGGTCTAAGTAATACCGAACCATCTGGATTCCAGCGTTTACCTGCTTGCGAGCCTGCCAGTACCCGCCCACTGGTGAAATGCCAATTTCCATCATCTTTTCTTGCATCTGCGCTAAAACAGTTGGTCCGCCGCCACGATCTTTGTTTCTCAAATTTATATCGTAAGTAAAACCAGCAAGACGCCTACCGGCAAGCCACTTTGCGAGATGCATAACGTCTTCCGCAGCGGTCCCCCCCTTCCAGAGGAAGAACTTTACACCGATAAGCTGCATAGGGTTTTCCGGCTCAAGGCAGAAAATGCACATGCCGGTATGGTGCGTTACGCCCGGATCGTATCCAACCCATAGATTGGCCCGTTCACTAGGGATGTGGTCTATTGGCAGCATGTGCCGTTGGTCGGACCACTGTTTCCCATATACCAGGGTTGCAGCACGGGCGTTGCCTTCTCCAGTGATGCGGATCTTATACGCTTCCTCTGACATGAATTGCCCGACACGCTCGCGGGCTTCTGAGGTGACAGCAAAATTTTCAGATGAATTAATATGGAAAAACTCAGCGTCTTGGTTCCTATCAGGATCAAGGCAGATGGCCTTTAGATTATCAAAACTGTCATTTATCTTGGTTTCACTAGCGGCCCACATAAACCATGCGCCGCCAAACTCCTTGATATTATCCGCATTATTTAGCTCCATGAGACGGGCCATGCACTCATCAATGAGTTTTTGCGTGCCCGCCTGTTCATCGATGCCAATGGCAGCAACGTATCCCTTGCCCTCTAAAAAAGTCCATGAGCGTTCAATGCCAGAGATGGCAAACATGATACGATTGCCATTTTTTAAGCTTATCTCTCTACAGACTGGCTTACCTGCCCCATTTACCATATGGTCTTTTTCGACCTCATAGTCGGGAATCATCGGGTACAATTCACATGGCCCCTTAATTTCACTAGCAACACGCAGCTTGCGGTACAACGTATCACGAATCTGTTCCCGTGAGTTTGTCCAGAGAATCAGCGTGATTGGCTTGCTAGTCGTACGAGTTGGATGCCGACGAAGAGCCATCAGCGCAAACTCAACGCACATATGCGATGTTTTGCCGCCACGATTGCCGGATTGCAGCATCCGAATCATCTTCTTACTGGCCATACATTGGGCCTGTGTAACGCCCGGCTTGTAATGCTTCAGCGGGTCTTTGGCTTCCCGGTCAGCCTTGAGTTTCAATAGCTCTTTTATTTCATCTGGCGTCACGGGCTCGCCTCCATGGCAGTTGGATCAGCGTCTGTTATACGTTCTACATCTACCGCTTTTAGTAAGGCGGAAATTTCGTCGCCACTCAAATTGCCGGTATCCATCTTCAGCTTGTCCCGATGATGCTGATCTTTCTGCTTAAACTCAGCGAGCTTAACGAGGAAGTCAGACGCCTTTCCAGCAGCAGATTCAGCGGCGGCTTCTACATCTAGGGAGGTCTTGGTTAAATCTACAATCCCCTTTTGGATCGCCTTTGAGATGTTGATTTTATCAGCAATCTCTGCTAGTGGGTCTTGGGAAATCTCATCACGTAGTGCTTGCATGCGGACCAGCTCGTCACGGGCTACCAGCATGAGGCGTATCAGGTTGTTGTGCCCCCTCTTTGCAACGGTAGCCGGGCAATGCTCGCCGCAGTGTTGCACATCAAACATGACTAGGGACTTTGCAACCTGGCTTACCCCACGGAACTCTTTGGCTAGGCGTAGGGCAGAGCGGCCAAGGTCTTCTAGGCAAGAGTCAATCTTGCCGTGACCAGTGACGATTGGGACGTTATTGGGCATTTCCGCAAGTTAACGTGCGTTAATTAAAAAACCACCGGTTAAGGTGGTTTCGTCATGGAATACCGAGCCGGAGTTGAACCAGCACTTACGGGATTTTCACCCAACGAACTACCGTTATTCTACCGACATTTCGGGAGAGTCCCCCCTTTCGTGGTTAAACCCCCATGGCTCCCAGAGATGGATTCAAACCACCGACTGAAACTTAGTGAACTCTCTAACGATATGCCCATTTAGCCGTTTGTCATCCAGCTTTACGGACTTACTCCATCCCGACATGCTGCCCCGGCAGCGTCTCGAGCATACCGAATATTTTCCACCTTTGACGAGATGAGAATTACGTCTTTCTCTAATAAAAAGCATTTCACATGCCGGGCACTTCAACTCCAAGCACTGAACCCCTCGCTTCTTGCCATGTAGGGTCAAGTGCTGTGCCTCGGTCATTAGCGATAAATTTTCAATGCCGTTGTTGCGTTTATTACCATCTAGGTGATGAATGATTTTACCCTCCCCTGGAACGCTACCTTTTGTTTTCCACCACACGTGATGGTGCTCGTAGCAATATCTCCCACGGTATTTTACTCCTGGGTAACCTTGGTCGGCGATAACCATCTCATACGGGCCGTTTCTCATACGACTCATTGTGATTATTGTTAACTAGTGTCAAGCTCTATCGCTGAGCTATCTGAGAATGTAAAAGAATGTAGAGCGTCACCCAAGCCTGACAACTGAATCCTAACGCTAGTCGATGGCTGTCAAGAAGCGCCCCATAGGTTATGTTTCATGACGAAGGCGAGTAGCTTTAATTTATCCTTGCGGCAATCTGATATGCGCTTTACCGCCGCCTCTCTGGTTGGAAACAATCCCTCATCAGATGACATCCGACTTCCGTAGTTAATTACATTCCAGACTCGCCTACCATCGACGACCAACTCCCATCCATCCCCCTTATTCGTAATATCAATACTCATGACCGAGCCCCATTCTCTTGTATTTAAACAAGGGCTGCCAACCGGTCAACGGCATAACGACGCGCTCATTGCTAGACTACTATCGTGGACTTCCTTCGTTCCACACGATTGCCCCTCAGCCGCAGGAAGGGGAGTCTAACAAGCGTTCGTCATGTCAATACATCCTCAAGCTACTCCGCTGGGCTGGGCCGCGTCCATCCGGTTGCCAGTGACCCCCTTTGGAGTAATCAGATGTCTCGTTCGTTGCACACGGTCTGCTTCAGTATTGGACACCATGCCGCCGAGGGGCTGAGCGTGATTCCTCTGAAGGGATTGTCGTAGATGGGCTCGGTAGCGGATCGTACGATTACAGGTGCTGGTCTAACGAACTGCTGTGGATCTTATTTGTAAGCGGGCGTAGTCAACTCATCTATTACGCGCACGCACACACGCGAGGCTATTCGATAACGCTCTCAAAGTCAAGCAAGCTGGGGAATTGTAAAAAAATTTGAAGCGGGTGACCCGGGATTATATATACGAGCATTGGGGCGTGGCCCCCCACCCTCCGATTGGACCCTGGCCAATTGCCATAGTAACGAATCGATGGCCGATAGGGAACAGTAT